AATGTATTATGCACCTAAAGCTGAACTTGATGCCAAAGGAAAATGTTTTGTAGAACCTGTTATTGCAGTCGCAACGACTAATAGAAAGACTTTGGATGCTGGTTTGTATTCCAATTGTCCATACTCTATTCAACGTCGTCTTGTGTGCATCACAGTGAAGGCAAAACCCGAATTTCAACGTATTCAAGATGACATACCTTGTGGTGTTGATTCCGCTTTAGTCCGGAAGCATTATACAGATGCTGAGGGAAATTATAATCCCCCAATGTTTGACGATATTTGGACTGTCACCATTGAACGTGCCGTAAAACCGGTTGAACTTACAGTTGTAGCAGGATATAAACCTATTACATATAAAGGTAAGGTGATGAGAGATGTTTCCATGGCTGAGTGTATTCAATGGGCTATTGATGATTTTGATACTCATTTATTGAACCAAGCATCAATATTAGAAGGAATGAAGTTACGAGAAGTAGATATTCAGCTTTGCCCACATGATAAAAATTGTAAGCATTTGAAAGGAAATTGTCCTAATCATGTTGAACCTCAATTTGGTAGAGAAACTGTGAAATCGTTTTGGAAACTTTGGTATGCTTCGAGCAAATATAGAAAAGTTGATACTTTGTACGACCGTCTTGACAAAGATGCATCTAATCTCCTGTATGAGCAAGGAATGAATTTTCTTGATAAATGGGATTGGATTAAAATTGTTCCAGCTCCTATATTAGATCATAAGGATGCTCCTAGCGTATTGAAATGGATGTATGCCGAGCGTCTTAAGAGCGATTATAGATCTGAAATGATGCGTGCATGTTGCACATTCATTTTCATGATTTTATTTTGTTTTTATGCATTTTCAACTCAAACTGCTATAAATTGCACATTCATTCTTCTCTTTGAAATAGTTTTTCGTCTGCGTAATTTAGTCGAACGCGTAGAAAAGAATCTATATAAAGATCTTAAAAAGAGAAATATGGAGATTGCTCCAATGCTTAGACGACACCGAGATAAATATGCTAAATACATTTGTGGAATTTCAATCGGAATTGCCGCATTATATGGTTTGGCTAGAGCGTATCGCGCATATCGGGCCGAAGATCCTCACGGGTCTTTGGAACCTAAAACAAAGGAAGAGGTGCAAGCTAGAGATGGTGAAGTAAATGTTTGGACACAAGTTGTTCCACGTGATCTTCCAATTACTGCCACTTCTAAACGAATGTCAACTGAACAGTTGAGTAATGTTGTAAA